TCATTTCTCCACCTAAAGACTTACATTCTTTAGTATAACACTTAGAAGTATCTAGATCTTTCTCTATCAACCTGGGCAAAGGTACTCTAGGTGGTTCTGAGTCTCTTGTCAAGCGTTCATATTCTCTAATTGCTTTATCTACATCTCTTTCAACTCTTCTCTTTACAACAGAAGGGTCTTGAAGAAGCACATCGTTGATTATGGTCTGAGGGAACAGAGACCTCTGAACCTCGTCTAGAAGGTCCCAGAGACGCTCTGAAGGAACTCCTGAGCATTGGGAGAGGGTTGCTACGATACCACTGAGTATGACGCTTATAAGGATTATCTGCTTCTTATCTGGTTTCTTTTTACCGAAGTTAAAATTAAACATAAAAAAAGAGGAGTAGCAACCGCTCTCCTCTATTTATTATTTAGTTTTCATCCAATCATACCCGCGAGTAGCAAATTGTAGCAACACCTTGACTTGGTGAAGCAATAGTAGAGAATGCACCATAAGACAGGTCAAGGTCTCTACCCGCGATATAAGGACCGCGATCATTTACACGCACAATTACCGATCTTCCATTAGATTGATTTGTAACTCTTAGTTTTGTTCCGAATGGAAGCCAACGATGTGCTACTGATTTTCCGTAAGCATTATACTGTTCGCCATTGGCAGTTGTCTGCCCGTGATATCCATCACCGATTCCATAATGTGATGCGAGGGAACATCCGCTCGCTGCTTTTGCTTGAAGGGGTGCCAATCCTACAGTAGCAATAGCAAGAATTGAAAGTGTTTTAAAAAGCATTAATTTTAATAGAACTCTACATCCGTATAGGTAAAGGAGAAGTTCCCCTTCTCAGGGGCAGCACCCACGGCTCTAAATCGCACTCAAAATCTCATAACAAAAAACCCTACTCATAATAGGGATTTTACATAATAAGTTAATATTTAGGATTTGTCAAGATTCAGGTTCCAGGGAAACAATCTCAAGTTCATCTCCTTCAGGTTCAATCCATTCATAAAACTCCGCAAGAATAGCACGAGCATCCTCTTTATTGATATTCATATCTGCTGCACGATCAAGAGACCAAGTTCTTACGTGCGCCACAATATCTTCAGTCGTTGTTTCCATAATAATCTTTTCTGAAATATCGGGACAATACATTCGAATTGTAGAATGCTGGTTCTCCATTGTCAAGTCCTTCTGTGAGGACATTATTGATGAAGAGTTGTCGCGTCTCTTCGTAGTTTGTTTTGCCCTTTGTTTTATGTAATGATAAGATAGTTCGACTAAAATTTTCTCTGCCCAATTTGTCAATGTCTTCTTTAAGTTCCGGACAAGACCCATAGTATTCCTTCCAATTTGATTCTGATTTTACTTTTCTTTTTTTGCCTTTTGGTGTTCTAAATTGCCAGAGGTACTTTCTTCCTATGTATTTTCTACCGTTTTGTTTATTTTCTATTAAATAAACAAAACCAAAGTAGTCTCCTATATCAGCACTAGTAAAAGGATTTCCATTATAACTCCATGGATTTTCATAGTCAATATCTGTACTCATCAATAATATCAAGGACTTCGTTCAGATATTTATGGGCAAGTCCTTTCATATCCATTTCTGGACGAATATGATCTTTATAAAGTTTGTCTTTTAATTTTAATACCCGAACTTTAAGTTCGTCTTTATTGAGTTGATTTTTAGGCATAAAAAAATGGGAGATTACTCTCCCATATCTATAATATTTTAATCAATTATATTAATCCACTCTTTATAATAATCATAATCTCCAAACAAATATTCATCACATTCCGCTGCTTCTTTGTATGCGTTCAGGATTTCCTGCTCGCACCATTCATCATAATTGGAATCCTGCGAAAGTATTTTTGGAGTCATAATAATGAATAAGTCAAAGTTTAAAACCAGAAAACTCATCCTTTTTCATATCTTGTTTAATACCACCAATCAGATACGAAGTAATTTCCGTCTCCTGGGGTGCGATTTGGACTGATTTAGAATTAATCCAGTGCTGGGTCCAAGGAAGAGGATTATTATTTGCTGCAATATCATATTGTGGTTTAAGACCGATTGCCTTAATCCTACGATTTGCAATCCATTCAACATATTGTTGGAGAAGTTTGTCATTTAGTCCAATCATGCTTCCATCTTTGAACAGATAATCTGCCCATTTCTTTTCTTCATTTACAGCACGATCAAACATAGCATATGTCCATTCTTCCTCTTCTTTCATAATCTGTTTCATTTCTGGATCATCACCATCTCTCCACTTATTCAGAATATTCTGAGTAATGGCTAGATGTTGGTTTTCGTCTCTTGCAATGAGACTAATGATTTTAGCGGATCCTTCCATAAGCTTAAGTTCGCCAAAGGCGAAACTACAAGCAAAACTAACGTAGAAGCGAATACCTTCAAGAATATTAACGTTTGCGATTGCTCTGTACAATTTTCGTTTAACATCATTGATAGTTTCCTTTGCGTATGATACTCCTTCAAGATTATGCATCCAAGTGTCGGATACAGCATACTGTTGTGATGATTGAATGAAGTCATCATATGATTCTGTAACGCTCTTAGCACGCTCCAGAATACGCTCATCGGTCACAATTTTATCAAACACCTCACTTGGATCAGAATACACATTTTTAATAATATATGTGTATGAACGTGAGTGGATCATCTCCATGAATCCCCATACTTCCATACATGCCTCTAGTTCTGGTAGAGAGCAGTATGGAATAAACGCCATACCAGGACCACGACCCTGAATGGAGTCGAGCATAATCTGATACTTTAAATTAGAAGTATAGATGTGCTTTTGCTCTGGACGAAGTGTTTGATAATCTCCACGATCCTTCTGGAGAGACACCTCTTCGGGTCTCCAGAAGTATCCTAGTTGCTGAGTGGTTAGTTTATCGAATATTGGATATTTGTATGAATCATATCTCTGAACTCCTAAAGGTTTACCAAAAAACATTGGTTGTTTTTTGGTATTCACTTGATCAGTATTAAAAACAGTCATACCTTTAATATTTGTTTGTGGTTCTTCTGTGGAAGAAATTTTAAACTGCACAGGATTCACACTTTCTCTCCTCTACTGAAATTAACTCACACATTCTATTTAACTCTCCAGAATATTTGAGTTTCATCATAATCTAGGTTTATGAATTTGTCAAATCTTACAACTTTCACAATCTTCTTCTTCGGCACCAGAAAGTTCTTGAAGGAGTGATTGAAGGTCTTGTTTTGGTTCTTCTACTACCTCATCAGTCTTAATATCATAAGTGTTTTGGTAATAAGAAGTTTTCCACCCGTACTTGTATGTAGTCAAAAAGTCATTTGCCATAACTGAAGTAGGAACCTCATTATTATCATAATTTTCTGGATTATAAGACCAGTTTCCGGAAATTGCCTGATCAAAAAACTTTTGCATCACAGCAACAATATTAATATAACCAGTATTACTAGGCATTTCCCAAAGAAGAGTATAGTTGTTCTTGAGAGTATGGTATTGAGGAACAATTTGCTTGAGCGGACCTTTTTTTGATTTCTTAACGGACAAGTAATCTCTAGGTGGTTCAATTCCATTAGTTGCGTTTGACACAACGGAACTGCTCTCCGATGGCATCTGTGCGGACAGTGTTGAGTGCCTGAGACCATATTCCAAGATAGATGCTCTAAGAGTTTCCCAATCATGTTCTAACGGAATAGAAGAAATTTCATCTACATCTTTTTTATAAGTATCAATTGGAAGAATTCCATCAGCATATTTAGTACGTCCGAAGTATTCACAATGACCCTTTTCTTTAGCAAGTTGGTTAGATGCTTTCAGTAGATAATATTGGAAAGATTCCGCAAGTCCATGAACAGCATCCCATGCTTCTTGATCACCATAATTAAACCCAAGTTTTGCCAAATAGTGTGCAAGACCAATAAACCCTATACCAAGAGAACGACGCGCCTTGGTGGCGATTTCTGCCGCCTTTACGGGGTATTTTTGATAGTCAACCAATTCGTCTAAACCACGAACTGAGAGGTCACAAAGTTCTTCCAGTTCCTCATCAGACTTAACTTTACCGACATTAATTGCGGAAAGAATACAAAGTGCAATTTCCCCATGTTCGTCGTCAATGTGCTGAATTGGATACGTTGGAAGAGTAATTTCTTGGCACAGATTGCTCATCTCAACTTTATCTTTAAAGGAAGAGTGAGAGTTGCAATGGTCAATATTCATAATGTAGATACGACCCGTTTCAGCCCTTTCCTTAAGAAGACTAAGAATAAGTTCTTGCGCCTTAACAGTTTTCTTTTGAATGGACGGATTGTTTTCGTATCCAATATAGAGAGAGTCAAACTCAATTGTTCCGAAAGAATCATAAAGTCCAGGTACATCATGCGGGGAGAAAAGCGTGATTTCACCGTCCTGAATGAACCTCTCATAAAAGAGTTTGCTGATTTGAATACTGTAATCAAGTTTGCGAACACGATTATCCTCCGTACCTTTGTTATTTTTAAGAACTAGGATGTCTTCGATTTCTTGGTGCCAGATGGGGAAGTGGACTGTCGCGGATCCACCTCGTATGCCATTTTGCGTGCAACATCTGACAGTCGCTTCAAACTTCTTGAGAAATGGTACAACACCTGTGTGTTGAACTTCTCCCCCTCTGATTTTACTGTTGATGCCACGGATGCGACCAGCGTTGATGCCGATTCCCGCCCTCTGTGCAACGTATCTGCCAATAGCCATATCGCTACTAAAGATACTATCGAGGGTGTCATCAACGTCAACAAGGACACAGCTAGCAAATTGTCTAAGCGGAGTTCGCACTCCCGCCATGATTGGTGTTGGGATGTTGATTTTGTGCTTTGAGATTGCGTCATAATATCTCTTTACATAGGAAAGACGTGTTTCTTTTGGATACTCTGCAAAAATAGTCAGAGCAATCATCATGTACATAAATTGTGGAGTCTCATATACACCACCACTACTTCTATCTTGTACAAGGTACTTATCAACTACTTGACGCAATCCTGCGTAAGTAAAGTTCATATCCCGTTCGTGAACAATATACGAATCTGCTTTTGCAATTTCTTCTTTAGAGTATTTGGTATAAATGTCTCCATCGTAAACTTCTGCATTTACGCAATTGTAAATATGTTGCTCAAGATTGGGAAGTTCCTTTATTTTTCCATAAAGTTGTTTGCGAACAGAAAAGAGAAGAAGACGGGCAGCAACATATTGATAATTTGGATGATCCAAATCAATTAAATCTGAGGCGGAACGAATTAAAATTTCTTGAATTTCTTCAGTAGAAATTCCATCATAAAATTGAATACCAGATTTCATCTCTACTTGACTAGCAGAAACTCCTGCAAGATTTTTACATGCTTCTTCGACCATCAAATGCATTTTATCTAAATCAAGAGATTCAACTCTTCCATCACGTTTTTGTACTTTTGTTCCGTTACTCATATTTTTTTCCAGGTAGTAAATTTAAGTTTTGCTTCTAATCCAGAGTAAGTATTTGATTCTATCACAGATTGAACATCAAGTCCAGACAAAATCATATCATTAATATCCTTTTCTTTTATTGATGTTGGCCAGATGACAACTTTTTGTCCATCACTAATGGCACGGGATATTCTTGAGTGGATTTCTGCATTACGTGGTTCGTTATCATAGATCCAAACACAATCGTTAATACCCCACTTACTAACATCACCATCAGCTCCACAAAGAGCAATTGAGTTGCGAATGAAAGTTGAGTCGAATGGTCCTTCTGTGATGTAGACAGTTTTACTTTTTTCAATCTCATCGAGACCGTAGATTTTTGGTGCGTCATCATTAAGCATTACTGTAATGTATTTAATCTTGCTTGGACCAAGTGCTCTACCTTGAAATCCAACAAGATTATTTTGATAGAACAAAGGAATAACAATCCTAGGTTCATCTTTACTAGTATCATCGAAGACCTTTTTTAAAGAATTTGTCCACGATTTAAATTTGTCTGCGTAATAAAATTTATAAGAGTTTAATTTCCTACTTTCTAGATAATTTTTAGAAATTTCATTTTCTGATGCTTTTGGTAAATCTAGTTTAGGTTTAAATTTTGGAGTCTCAAATTCAAATTTAGGTTCTTCTGTAGTAAAGTTTTTTCCAGTGTGTCCCTCTTTAAACTTTTCAAATTGATATTGTTTATATACAAATGGATCAAAGTCTTTTAAAAAATTATTAAATGATGTATTTGCTCCACAATTATGGCATTTAAAATTTGTATTATTTTTTACTTGATAGAAATAACCTCTTGCTTTATTTTTGTTTTTCTTAGAATCTCCACAAATTGGGCAACGGCAATTATAAAGATTATTT